CGTAAAGGGTCTAGAGGCATCTTCACTCACAATCGATTTTCTTAATGACACAGCTACATCAGAAGTCCTACAGACCTTGCAAGCGGCCTACGGCACGAACGTCACTGTGACACTTAAGCAGACATCAGCTGCAACATCAGCGACGAACCCTCTTTACACAATGACATGCCTAGTCAATAACCTCACCGACATTAACGGCGCAGTTGGCGATCTTGGTACTCAGTCAGTAACTTGGAACGTCTCTGGTACAGTAGCAGTCACAACTTCCTGATAACTAGATAAAGGGGCAACAGCATGGCAAAGTTAATAGTAACGATGGCAGATAACAGCGTGACGGAAATTGAAATCACCCCACGTCTTGAATACGCCTTCGAATTGTATGCTAAAAAGGGATTTCACAAAGCGTTTCGCGATGATGAAAAGCAAAGCGATGTCTATTGGCTTGCATGGGAAGGCCTTCGACTTAGTGGAGTCACAGTCAAGCCATTCGGCTCAGACTTTCTCGATACCTTAAAGAGTGTCGAGGTTGCAGAGTCCGTCCCTTTGGCCTAGGCAGCGATAGCATCCACTATCTCATAGCTCGCTTGAGCATTGAGACGGCTATCGCTCCACAATACTTAATCGATTTAGATCCATCAATGTTTCAGATGTTATTGAAAGCCTTGAAGGATAGAGCAAAGGAGCAAAGCGATGCCTACAGAGCTAAAAGGGGCTAATGCGCTCCGCAAAGCTCTAAAGCAATTTGATCCTGACCTCGACAAAGAAACTCGTGAGGAGATGGTTGGATTCTTAAAGCCTTTAGTAAAAAAGGCTAGAGGATTCTTGCCATCTAACTCAGAGGCTCCATCTGGATTTGTTAAGCATGAAGTAAAGACGGCTAAGTTTCCGATGTACGATGCATCAGAAGCTCGTCGAGGCGTTGGCTATAAACTGACACCAACGAAACCTAATCGCCAAGGCTGGGTGCAGACAGTATCGATTCACAATAAGACGGCAGCAGGCGCAATCGTTGAGACCGCCGGTCGTAAGTCTGGGATGTCTGGCAACTTTAGCCCTCGCTTTTCTGGCACATTTGCAGGCCGTGGCAAGATGCAAGGCCGTGCGATGTTTAAGGCTTACGAGCAAGATCAAGGCAAAGCCAAGGCTGGAGTAATCAAGGCACTTGAAAAGGCTGCCGCAAAGTTTAACGCGAAAGGCAATAATGGCTGAGTTACGCATCCCGATTATCGGTGAGTTCAAAGGTAAGAAGGCCTTCGATCAGGCTGGCAAAGCTACTAGCACCCTTGAAAAGGGCGTTAAAAGATTAGGCGGAGCCCTTGCCGCTACATTCGGAGCTCAGCAGCTTCTCAAGTTTGCCAAGAATGCAGCCAAGGCATTCATCGAGGACGAGCAAGCCGCGACACGACTTGCACAATCTGTTAAGAATTTAGGCCTAGCCTTTGAGACTCCACGCATCGAGGAGTTTATTGCTCAGTTATCTCGCGCTTCAGGCGTTACCGATGATCAACTTCGTCCAGCGATGCAGAAACTATTGCAGACTACAGGCTCGGTCGCCAAGTCCACCGAATTACTTACTCAAGCCTTAGACATCTCACGCGGCTCTGGCGTTGATTATGAAACAGTCGTCAATGATTTAAGTCTTGCATATGTAGGACAGACTCGTGGCCTCAAAAAGTATTCGCTTGGACTATCTCAAGCAGAACTAAAGACGATGAGTTTTGCAGATGTACAGGCTAAACTTGCAGATCAGTTCAAGGGTGCTAATTCTGCTTATCTCGAAACTTACGCTGGCAAGCTAAGTATTTTATCGACCGCCGCAGGAGAGGCTTCTGAGATTATCGGAAAGAGCCTAGTCGATTCTTTGAGCATTCTTGCAGGCGATGGAAACACAGTCCAACCTCTAGCCGACGCGATGACTGACTTGGCTGTAGCCACATCAGAAGTTATTAGCGGCCTGTCCGTAATGATTTCTAAATTCAAAGAATTGCCTGGAGTTTCTGAGTGGATTAATCTCTACTACAACAAGATTCTACCAAATCAATATAAGCCGTTTCTGGATATTATAAATTTCGTTAGAGGGCAAGCCCCAACCCCGGGGATGGGCGGATATCCTTCATCTGCACTCGGTCCGGGATACATCGATCCTAACGACGCAGCTCGTAAAAAGGCAGAAGAAGAAGCAGCCAAGCGAGCTAAAGCATTAGCAGCCTTGCAGAAAAAATCTTTTGATCTACAAAAGAAAAACCTAGCACTACAGAAAGCCTCAAAGACTCTTAACCTTGATGCCATCGGTATCGAGGCAGCACTTAAGGGCAAGATCAGCGAGACTGATCGCCTATCTTTGCAGTTACAGAAGGCCATTCTCGAAGGTAATGCAACCATGGCTGAGAAGTTAGCCAAGGATTTAGAGGCTGCGGTGAAGCGTAACAACGAGCTACGCCTTGCTCTCCTTTCGACTCCTAAAGCTCCTAATCCTTATGCAGATTGGACAGTTCCAAACATGCAAGGCATCGGCGGCACTTTAGGTCTAGAAGATTTAAGAGGTCAAAGCGGAGCCATCAGCTCAACTCCACCGATCAACATCGTCGTAGAACTTGACGGCCAAGCTGTAGGTGGAGCGATCACTAACGTTCAGACTAATCAATCACTCTCAGGATCATTCGTTAGTGTAAATCGTCAAGGCAGATTCGCGGCAAGGCCAGACGAAGGATGACCCTTCCAGCAACTATCTCAGTCTCCTTTGACTTTACTCAAGGCGCGACTTTTGGCTATCCCTTTACTATTGGCGACCCCAAGTACGGCGTTATCGGCGTGAATACCTTTGCAGGCTCAGAAGTTCCAGAGCCTGTCATCGATCTCAGTGACGTAACTCGTTCGATTAAGATCACTCGTGGCCGTAACATCATGCGCGACACTTACGAGGCTGGCAACTGTACAGTTCGAGTCTTAGACCCCGACTCTTACTTTAATCCTCAAAACGTATCCAGTCCTTACTTTGGCTATTTGACTCCACTGCGTAAAATCCGTGTTGCAGCTACTACGGCAACCACTCAGCACTATCTATTTTCAGGTTACGTTCAAGATTACCGATATTATTATCCGCAGGGACAAGAAACAGGATACGTCGATATTATCTGCTCAGATGCATTCCGTCTCTTCGCCATGGCTAACGTCACTACAATTACAGACGCTACGGCTGGCCAGACCACCGGCACTCGCATTGATAAAATTCTTGACCAGGTGGACTTTCCTAGTAACATGCGAATTATCGACACAGGCTCAACCACTTGCCAGGTCGATCCTGCCACGACACGCTCAAGCCTTTCAGCCTTACAGGTGGCAGAGTTTACCGAGCAGGGCGCATTCTTTATCCGTACGGACGGAACGGCAGAATTTAAAGATCGTAACGATGTCGTCGGATCTCTAGGTGCTACACCTATCGAGTTCAATCAGACTACAGGCATCCCGTACTCAGACCTTAAATTCGCGTTCGATGACAAGCTCATCATCAACAATGCAACGATGACACGAGTAGGCGGCACTACTGTCTCATCCAGCGATGCAGACTCAATCGCTAAGTATTTCCCTCACGGCATGAATGTTGAGAACCTCATCGCGCAGACAGACGCGCAGGTTCAGGATATCGCTGACATTTATGTAGCCACTCGCAAAGAGACAACGATCCGCATCGATGCTATGACTGTCGATCTCCTTGATCCTTCCGTGCCGACTGACACGATGATCGGCCTAGATTACTTTGATAATCTCACGATAACTAACGTTCAACCAGACGGCTCGACAATCGTGAAGACCTTGCAGGCGCAGGGCTTGGCATGGGATATAACCCCGAACAGCATGCAATGCACTGTGACAACACTTGAGCCAATCGTAGAAGGATTCATATTGGGATCAAGTACATACGGTATAATCGGACAATCCATAATGGGATACTAGGAGATAAATCATGGCAGAAGGCTTTCCAGCATCAACAGGCGACATCTTTACAGCCGCGGACTATAACGGCCTAGTAGCCTTCACAGTGGGCGCAGCGCAGACTAGCGACTATACGGCTGTAATTGCCGACGCTTATCAGGTCGTCGAGCTAATGAACAAGGCGACAGCGATTGCCTATCAAATCCCTACAAATGCATCCGTGGCATTCCCTATCGGTACAGTCCTCACAATCCTCAACATAGGGGCTGGCGTCTGCACGATCTCAGCCGTAACCTCTGGCACGACCACAATCCTTTCGGCTGGCGCAGTAGCGGCGGCTCCTACCCTTGCTCAATATAAGAGCGCAGCCTGCATCAAGACTGGCACCGATACTTGGTATGTCGTAGGGGCTATTGGATAATGCTTAACAATGTTGCTGGTTTATTAAGTCCTTCTACGCCGCCTACACCTACCTATGATTTTCTAGTCATTGCTGGCGGCGGCGCGGGCGGCGGCGGCAGTACGAGTCCTTCGCTTCGCGGCGCGGGCGGGGGAGCAGGTGGTTACAGATATTTAACAGGGCAGACACTAGCCTCATCTTTTAACGTGACAGTTGGAGCAGGCGGCACAGTAGTTGGAACTACTACGGGCAACACAGGAAGCCCATCAAATCTATCAACTACTGCTGCATCAGGCGGCGGTGGCGGTGGAACTGGATCGGCTGTTGGAAAAAATGGTGGCTCTGGCGGTGGTGGAGGAGCGACAACTACTACTGGACAAGTTGGCGGAACAGGCAATGCGGGTTCATATTCACCTGTAGAAGGATTCGCAGGTGGTTCTGGAGTAGCTAATCTTGCAGGAGCAGGCGGTGGATCGGCAGGGGCTGCATCTGGTAATACAGCTGGATCAGGTACATCTAACTCAATTTCTGGTAGCGCAGTAACTTATGCCGCAGGTGCAACTGGTAACAATGGTAGTCCAGCTAATTCTACGGCTAATTCCGGCAATGGCGGCCAAGGCGGTTTTAA